TCGCGGACCTTGGTGAAGACGGCGTTCACGACATCGCGGAACGTCTCCGAGTTCTTGTAGGCGTAGACCAGACCGGCCGCCAGCCCGACGAGGGCGAGCACGATGATGCCGATCGGGTTCAGGCTCAGCACCAGGTTCAGTGCGGCCTGCACCACGGCATACGCCTTCGCTGCAGCAGAGACCACACCGAGAGCGACCTGCCAGGCGTAGAACGCTACGACCATCGCACCGACCCCGACAGCTACAGCACCCACCAGGGTCTTGTTGTCGGACAGGAACTTGGTGAAGTCCTTGATGGCCGGGATGACGTTCGAGACGATCGCGGTTCCGATCGACACCACCACCGGGGCGAGCTTCTCGAACATGCCTACGGCAGTCTTGCCGACGTCCTCGGCGAGCGGAGTGAAGGCGGCAATCAGGTTCTTCACCGCCGGCACAAGGTTGGCCACGAGGAACCCGCCGAACTGCTGGAGTTTCGGGACCACCTCGGACCCCACGAACCCGCCGAACTCCTTCAGCGCAGGCAGCGCGTGGGTCTTGAACTCCCCGGCGAGATTCTTAGCTGCCGGAACGATGCCATTAACCAGACCCGACAGGCCCTTCAAGCCCGCCTGAACTGCGGGCGCGACGAAGAGGCCGAGTTGCAACTTCGCCGTCTCGACGGAGCCGGTGAAGGATTCCCATGCTCCGGCGGTGCCGGACATTCTCGCCGCAGCGACCTTCTCTGCGGCACCCTGATCCTTCGTGGCCGCGATGTACTTGCCGATCCCCGCGGCGCCCTCGTTCATCAGGACCGTGGCGGCGCGGCTTGCGTCGCTACCGAAGATGGTGCTGAGGGCGGTCGTCTTCTGCTCGGCGGACAGTTTTCCGAGTTTGTCCTTCAACTGCTGTGCGACAGCGGTGATCGGCAGGAACGCGCCCTTGGCGTCGGTGAACTTGAGGCCAAGATCCTTCATCGCATTGCGGGCCTTGTTGGAGGACGGGACAAGGCTGGTCAGCATCGTCTTCAGTGACGTACCGGCATCTGATCCCTTGACGCCTGCGGCATCGAACGCCGACAGCACGCCGACAGTGTCCTGCAGTGTCAGACCCGCAGTCCTGGCTCCCGGACCGACCTGCGACAGTGCCTCACCTAGAGACTCGACCGACGCGCTCGATGCGTTCGCGCCACCAGCAAGGGCGGCAGCGACCGACGCCATGTCGGAGCCCTTCAAGGCGAACGTGTTCATCGCGTTTGAAGCGATGGTCGATGCGGTGGCCAGATCCGTCCCGCCGGCTGCGGCGAGCTGAAGGGTGCCCTGCAATCCACCAGCCTTGATGGTCGCCGCAGTCATTCCACCCTTGGCGAGTTCGAGCATCGCGTCGCCCGCCTCGACGGCGGAGAAGGTGGTGTCCGCGCCCATCTTCAACGCGAGATCGGACAAGCTCTTCATCTGATCCTTGGGCACGTTCGCGACTGCGGCCATCGTGTTCATGGTCTGCGAGAACTTCGCCTCAAGGCCGACGGAGTCCTTGATGAGATTGCCGATACCTACCGCCGCGACTGTCGCGCCCAGTAGTTTCGCCGACTTTGAGACGACGCCACCGAATGCGCCGTTGAAGCCGACACCGAACCGGGTGGCGACAGCCTTCCCCTCGCTGCGGGCATCGATCTTGCCCAGCTTCTTCTTCACCTCGGGGCCGAACTTGTCCATGTCCGGTTTCACGACGACGAAAACGTCTGTCAGTGAAGTCATGGACCTACCCCCAATGCGGCGAAGAGTTGGGCCTTCTCGATGTCAACAGGAGCGGGCTCGTCGAACAGCCACTCGTCGTACTCGTCGACCAGATCGCCAGGAACGAGCTCGCCGCCACCAGAGATGACAGCGAGCTCGAGTGCCTGCCTGTGGTCTATCTGGATCGAATAGACGACGTCGCACAGATCAGCGAGGGTCAGCCCGTCTGCTGACGCAGGACCGCCATAGCCAGGTCCGGCCTCGGGTGCTCCCCGGAGTTCAAGCGGCGCACCACCTCGAGCGCGGATGAGTCTTCCGCGGAGATAGGCGCTGTTGGCTGCGGCCCAGCCGAGGAGTCGGAAGGCCGCGAAGTAGGGCGCTCGGACAGGGCTGACATGACGTCCTTGATGACCTGCATCAACTCCTGGTCATCAGCCCGTGTCTTGTCGGCGTGCGCCTCGAACTTGCCCCAGTCTTCGTCGGCGATGCACTGCTGCAGCAGGTCGTACATCGCTGCCAGGCCGTCCTCGTCGGAGGAGTCGACACCGGACTTGGCGATCTTCGCGAACCGCATCAGCGGCATCAGGCCGATCTTGGAGGCGATCGCGAACTCGGCTCCCATGAACGGGACGCGCTGCACCTCCGGCTGCGGCGGAGTCTCCTGCACGATCTCGACCGGCATGTCAGGCGCCGAACCGCGCGACACCGGCGGACCAGATGGAGAACACGGCGCCGGTCGGGGGGACCTCGAAGTTGAAGGTCGTCGGGATGCCCGCGAAGGCCGGGGCCTTCTGGAACTCCATCGACACCTCACCGCCCTGGATGGTCTGGCGCATCAGGATCCGGGTGGTGTTGTCGAAGGACTCCCAGCCGATCATGACCCGGATCTCAGCCCCGGGGGCGACCGGCTCGAACAGGCCGAGAGTCGTCGCGCCGGTGCCGGAGACCGGCGCGATCGTACCGACGCCGCCGTTCATCGCGCGCTTCATGTTGTGCAGCGTCACATTGGCGAGGGCGAACGCGATGTTCCCGGCCCGCTCAGTGGTGGCGTACTTGATCGGGTCGAAGAACTCGGCCACCGACATCGCTTCCACGGTCGAGCCATAGTTGAATACCGAGCCTTCCTTCGTGGCACCCAGCGATAGGTACGCGGCCGGCCAGGCGTCCGTGAAGACGGAGCCGACCACGGTGTTCGTTGGGGCGGCCGTCAGCAGCGGCGCGATGTAGAGGTATCCGGGATCGGTCAGCAGGGTGGGGACTGCGGTAGCACCAGGCATGTTGCGGCCCTCCTAAGGGCGTTGGGTGAGAGCGGGAGAGCCGCAGCGGCGGCTAGTTCTTGAACTTGTCCGCAGCGGGGCGGAGGTGAGGGCGGGCCGGAGTGTCCTCGGTCCCAAATTCGACGAGGCTCCCGTACCAGCCGAGCTTGGTCCAGCCGACGTGATACTCGACCAGACCGGTCTTGGAGTCGTACACATTCTCGACCGCGATGTTCTTCCGCAGGTTCCCGGTGTCCTTAGGTGCGAGGCGCCGGGCTTCCTTGCGGATCTCGGCGGCGACGAGACGCACCTGCTTCTTCACCGAGGGGGACTGCGAGACGGCGGCCAGAACCTCGGGGCGGAACTGGCCGATGCGCATCAGCGACCCAAGGACTCGAGGAGCGCCTTGTGCTCCTTGGTGCCGACCTTCACGGCAAGGCCCTGCTCCACGTACTGGAGCCGCTCGCAGTTCTCGATCGGGATCGCGTCGCCCGGGTTGTAGGCCAAGGCGGTGCCGTGGTGGATCTGCACGGCCGCGACGTACAGCCCGTACTCCTTCGCCTGGAGCGCGATGAAGTCGGCCAGTTCGGCGGTGATCGGCGAGGTGGCCTCGGCGACCGTCGTCGGCTTGTCGGTGTCAGCCACGATGGGCTCCTTCACTGTAGGTGTAGCTCGAGGTCGCAGATGAATCTGGCCCGGCCCGAGGTGGTGTCGGGGTTCGGGATGATCTGGCCGGCGACCGCCATGGAGATGGAGGCTGGCCCCCAGGTCCCCTTCAGGTCGCGGGCCACGGAGCGGACGACGGCCGCGATCGCCTTGCAGTCGATGACCTGCTGCTTGTTGCCGCCGCTGCCCCACACGTCCACCTGAACTCTGGCGATCAGCGTCTCGGGGCGGAGTTCGTCGTCGTCCACGAGGGACAGCACGAGGACCGGCAGGTCAGCGAGCGGGGCGCCCGCTTGTGGCCATGGGCTGGGGACCGCGTAGTAGACGCGTTGATCGACCAGTGCCGTCAGTGTCGGCTGGGCGATGAGAGCAGTGCGGGCAACGACTACCGGGTCCGGGAGGACTGGCGTTGGGGCCATGCCTACCCACCCACAATCCGGAAGACCAGACACTCGATGTGGTGTTCACGGCCGCGGGCTCGCCACACTTCCGGCGCTCCATCGACCTCGTAGTCCAGGCCGAGGTGGCGTAGCCGGTCGGTGGCTTTCACGTCCGCGTCTGCGGGCAGGAACGCCCGATGGGTGGAGTCCGTCCGCTGCTGCGCCACGACGTCTTCAGTGGATGACAGCGGCTGAAGTTCACCGGGGTAGTCCGTGGTCGTGGCGGTGGCCCAGTTGGGAAGCGGGTCTCCGCCATCGGGGGAGGCGGTTGTGCCTGCCCGGACCACCGTCACGACGTCACGGAACCTCATGGGCTAGGCGCCGAGGAACTTGTGAGTCCAGGTGATCGCCAGCGTGTCACCCGCGGCCTTGTTGACCGCGGTGAAGACGACGCGGGAGATCACGTCCGCCGCGGTACCGATCGCATCGGTGACGAGGTTGGTGATGACAGCCTCGGTGATCGCCGCGTTGGTTGCTACGCCGGCAGCCCAGGTGGTCTTGTAGATCGCCTCGACGCCAAGGTTGGTCCCGAGGTTGTTGACCGCCGGGTGCGTGGTGTCGAACACGATGTTCGAGCCGGTGATGTAGGTGCCGACAGCGATGCCGGTACCCGCAGCCTTGTTCACTGCAGTGGTGGCGGTGCCGAGCTTCATCCTGGACACCAGGGTCGGCTGGGCGATGTTCGGCGTGCCGATGAGGGCCACGGCCCGGGTCGCGTAGTACAGGTCGCCGTTGTTGGTGATCAGGTTCGCGAACGGCTGCACCTGCTTCAGCGCACCGTCCGGGCCGTGGAGCTCGACGATCCCGTAGCCGACGATGCCGCCGCTATCCTTCAGCCCCCGGGCGCGGCCCATGGCGATCTGGACAGCGTCCGTGATTCGAGTGTCGTTGTGCATCAGGGGTGCCTCTCTGGTGGGCGAGGGCTTCACCCTGGCCTGACGGTTGTTCCAGTGAATGGGCGTGGCGTGATCCCCGACCCGGGGCGGGAAGTGGTTCCGGTGTTGGGTCGCACGGTCGTCCCTGCTGTCGGTCCGGTCAGTGACACCAGCGTGGAGTCGGTGAGGCTGGCGACTTCTTCCAGGACGCGGACGAAGGATGCGGTCAGGTCAACCGCGTCAGTCAGGGTGAGGACGTCGCCCAGGTCGCGGGTGATGACCAGCGTCACCTGATCCGACAGTCCGAGGCTGTCGGCTGCCGTTCGATTGCGTCCCGGGGTGATGGCGGTCGAGTCAGTGAGGGACTCGCTGTCGGGGACGGCCTGCGAGCGGCTGAGTGCCGTCGTGTCCGTCAGGCCCTCGATGTCCGCGGTGGATACGGAGCCCGCACCGGATGCTTGCACCGAGACGGAGTCGGTCAGCCCGAGCGGCTCGGCTTGGCTCTGCCCGACTTCCTGAGCAGTGGCATCCGTGAGGCCCAGGCTGTCCGCTGCGGCCTGCGCGACACCCCGGGCGACAGTCAGTGCATCTGTCAACCCGAGGGCGTCAGAAGTCGCCTGAGCCCTGTCCAGGGTGACAGCCTCGGTGAGACCGATGCTGTCAGGTGCGGGAATGCCGAAGCCCTTGGAGACGACGGTCGCGTCAGTGAGTCCGAGAGAATCGGAGACGGTCCGGTCCAAGACGAACGACACGGAGGCCGAGTCGGTCAGTCCGAGATTCTCAGTGGTCGCCTTGCCCTGGGTCAGAGCGGCAGTGTCGGTGAGGGGCTCGTTGTCAGAGACCGCTTCGCCGAAAGTGAAGGTGGCACTGTCAGTCAGACCCTGGTCATCGGCCGGGGTCTGGGTGTGGCCGGTGCCACCACCGGCGGCGGGCATGATCGCCGCGAGCGCCACCACGGCCAACGTGGATGTGGACTGCGTCGCGCCTGTGGCCGTGTAGGTACCAGTCGCGCCGGGGATCCGGTAGTTCGTCTTGAGGTAGTTGCTCTCGTGCTGCTCGGTGAAGCTCGTCGGCGGCGTGCCAGTGGACGAGTTCTCGTTCGAGTAGACGTGGATCAGGAACGCCAGTGTGGCGATCGTCACCGAGGTGGACGGGATCGTGGTACTCGTACCGGTCGCGGTGTTTGACGCCTCGAACGGGTCGCCGGCGGCGATGGCGCCGGAGATCATCAGGCAGTGGGCCTGGTTCCATTGCGGCCCGGTCCACGTCATCGTGTAGTTGCCGGCATCACCGGCGGTCAGCCGCTTCCATGCGATCTTCGTCTTCTGGCTACCCGAGATCGCGTTGATCTTTTCGGTGAACCCCGTCGGGTAGGTGACCGTCGGGTTGGTGGACTCCCACTGCTCCAGGATCAGAACAGCGACGTCGTCGACAGCCGCGCCAGCCGGGACCGCGATGACGCAGGAACTACTGCTGGAGTCACCGACACCAGTGGTGGTGGACGAGCGGAGCGCGACAGCCACGGACCCTCCCCCAGACGATCCGGTGAGCAGGAGCAGCATCGGCTACTCGATCGAGAAGACGGCCAACACGGACCAGGTGTAGGCCGCGGCAGCGGTCACCACTTGGATCGCGAGGCCTTCCCCCTCGCGGAGGATGTAGTCCGACACCATGTCGCCGTCGTTCGGCAGGATGTTGATCAGTCCTGCCAGCCCGTTGCCTGCGGCTGTCTCCTCGGTGGCGATCGACACCTCGAAGTAGGTGAAGGCCTGCGTCCCGCCCGCGGAGTAGGAGCGGGCCGCGGTGACCTGCGCCGGGACCGCCGGGTTGACCGAGTCGTGCGCCCGGATCGTGAGCGCCGTATTCCCGGTCGTCCCTACGGCGGAGGTCTTCGCGACCCTCCACGTGTGCGGGGCCGGCGCGGTGACGATCGCCTGCGACGGCTGCAGGAACACCTTGCGCATCTTCACGATCCGACCGGAGCCGACGGCGTTGAAGACGTGCATGTAGACCAGGTTCGCCGTCGATGCGATCGCGGTGGACCACGCCGAATAGGTCGGGATGTCCCCGATCAGACTGCCGACCGGGTTGGCGAGCATCACCACCTGGTGTTCCTTGCCGCCCGCCAGGTGAGTGGCGATCGTCGCCCCAGAACCGGGGGTGATCGTGACGGAGTCGTTTGCTTGCGCCATGAGGATCGTGCTTTCTCATCGGTCCCCAGGACGGATGTTTCAGTACCAGCACTCCACCGGATCAGGCCATGCCCGAGCCTCCGGGAAGCAGCCTTGCGGCTGACCCAGAGTCGACCCGCCCGGACCGTTGGCCCACTGCTGCAGGTCGGCCTTCTCCTGGTCCGACAGGTACACCCCGTTGCGGTAGAGCGGGGTGTTGTAGATCGCCGTCGTACCACCGGTGGTGTCCTGCCGCACACCGTCGGGGTTGACATACGCCCTGCCGGCCGCGGCGAGCGCGACCGACTTCGCGATCGTCGGCCACGGGTCATGCTCGCCGATCTGCTCGGTGATCAGACCCTGCGCCTGGTCCAGCAGCAGCAGGTTCGCTGTTGCTGTGTCCAGGTCGCACTGAAGCTGGGACGCGAACTCAGCGAGTGTTGCGATGTCAGCCATGCCCGCGCCCCCTCCTCACTTGCCGTACTTCTCGCGGAGCTCGGTCTGGGAGAGTCCGCCTTCGCGGGTCTCCTCATCCGGAGCCCCGCGCAGGGCGGCGAACTTGGCCCACTCCTCGCGGGACGCGTTGCCCTTCGGAGCGCCATCGGCCTTCGGCTCAGAAGGCTGCTCGGTGTCAGCGACCTTCTTGACCATGCCCGACTCCCGCAACTGCTTCAGGTGATCCGGGTCCGCATTGGACGGGACCAGACCACCCTCATAGACGTGGTGCATGACCCCGTCTTCGTCCTTCACGATCACCAGCGCCGCAGTCACCTTGTCAGCCACGGTCACAAACCCGTGATCTTGCGACCGGCGGCCGGCTCGACAACGACAGGGACGGTGACACGACGGCAGCGCAGGCGCCACTCATCAGTCTTCTCCTCGCGGATCGTCTTGGCCTGCACGCCGACGCCGCCGGCGGACACGTAGCCAGGTCCGCCGAGATCCTCGTCAGCCATGCCACCGAGTTGAGTGGAGTCGAGCACAATCGCGACACCAGCGGTCGGGATGTTCGGGGACGACAGCCAGCGGAGACCGTTGATCACCGGGAACTGCCCGGTGAGGGCCGGGTTGTCGGCCGACTCCCGGGGGGTGTAGCCGGCGGCGACAAACTTCGTCATCGCATAGCCCCACGAGATGTCATCCACGACGATCGTGTCCGGCTCGTAACCCTGATTCAAGGCGAGGATGTTCTGCTTCGCGAGCATCACGCCCTCAAGGATCTGGGCGCCAGTGGCCGTTGCCCAGGCGACCGATCCCGGGGTGGCTGCGGTCGCCGTCACTGCAGAGGCGATCGCAGCCAGGGCAACGGAGTCGACGTACTTGACGTTCTGGTTCGCGAGCTTCAGGAACGCCCGCTCGACCGGATCCATCTTGCGACGCTTGATCGACGCATCCGTGACCAGAGTGTCCTGGCCCCAGTTGACAGTCTTCGCCAGCGAAGCGGTGCCCGTGCCGGGGTTGACCAGCGGGTACTCGCCGCCGGGAGACACTGCGCGAGGGTTCTCGCCGGAGAAGATCGGCTCACCGGTCTCGTAGAGAACGGCGCCGCCTTCGACGTCGAAGCGGCCGGTCAGGAGAGCATCGGCGATGTACCGCTGCTCGAGGATGGTGCGCAGGCGGCGCGCGACCAGCGTGGGATTGCCGAGGAACCGGCTGACGGTGACCGCGTCACCGGACAGAGTCGGCGCGGCGGGGGGATATGCGTAGGCCATGTCAGGGGCTCCTTATCGAACCATCAGAACTTCGACGAGGGCAGTGTCAAGTGCCGTCGTCAGGGCGATGCCGACCTGCTGGCCGACCGTGCCGAGGCCGGTGGCCACGGTGCCAGCGGCACCGGTGATCACACCCGCGCCCGCAGTGATACCGCCCGAGGCGACGATGCGCTGGACGCCGCCGCAGTGGACGAGGAACTTGTCGCCGTTCGCCGCGTCAGTCGCGGCCACGCCCACCCAGGCGGCGGTTGCCGCGCCAGCTGGGCCAACCGTTCCATCACCGGAGACCGCGACGACCTGGCCACCGGTGATGGTGGCGGAAGCGGTGCAGGTGATCGACTGGCCGGGCTTGAACAGCGGAAGGTACTCAGCCATGATCAGACCGCCTTCGGGGTGCCGTAGATGCTGTCGTAGAGCGTGTCATCGCCATCTTCGGCGACGTCACTCAGGGAACCGGTGTAGCCCTGCGGGCCGTCGACGGGGATGAGACCCTTTGCCAGGGAGGCCAGGGTCGCCTCCGCACCCGGGTCCTTCTCGAGGTTCTTCAGCCAGTCGGCCTTGCGGGCGAAGCTGATGCGGCCATCGCGAACCGCGGCGGTGACGACGGTCTCGCGGTGCTCGGCCTGCTGCTGGTCGCGGGCCTGTCGGCCGGCCAGAGCGTCAGCGCGGAGAGAGTTGAGGATCTCCTCGTCGACCGTCACCGTTCCCGGCGCGTCGGAAGTCTCCTCCTCCGCAGCCTCTTCCTCGACCTCTTCGGTCTCGGTCTCCTCGTCGGCCGGGGCCTCGGAGTTCTTCAGCACTGCATCGAGCTTGGCGGCGACATCCTCATCGCTTGCCTCGGCCTTGAGGCCAAGCCGCTCGCGCAGGTTCAAGGTGTCCGACATGAGGTCGGTTCCTTCCTGGTTGGTGGTCTCCGGCGGCTCGGCCGGAAGAATGGGGTCGGGCGCTGCTTCGCGGCCCGCGTAGTTGTAGAGATCGAGGTTGAACCGGTTCTTGACCTTGTCGCTCGCGGTCTTCCCCGGCTCGACCCGGTCAGCCAGACCAGCGGCCACGGCCTCCTTATCGGAGTACCAGGTCTCCGCCCGCATCGCGTCACGCCACTGCTTGACGGTGCCGCCAGCCTTGCCGGCATAGACGGAAGCGAGGTTCTCGCTGGACTTCGCCAGCAGGTCGGCCATCGCCTGCATGTCCTCGGCGTTGCCCATCACGATGCCGCTCGCGTCGTGAATCATCAGCTGAGCGTTCCGGCTCATGATCACCTCGTCGGCACCCATGGCAACCACGGAAGCGGCGGAAGCGGCGAGGCCATCGATGAACGCAGTGACCTTCGCCGGGTGGCGGCGGAGCGCGTTCAGCATCGTGATGCCCTCGAAGACCCGGCCGCCGGGCGAGTTGATCCGGAGGTGGATCTCCTCGGTGTCGATGGCCTGCAGGTCTTCGACGAACGTCTTCGCGGAGACACCGCCACCGAAGAACGGATCCTCGCCGATCTCGTCGTACAAGAGGATCTCGGTGGCTGAAGAGTCTGCTGCATTGCGGATCTTGTACTCACCGCGGCGGTTCATCAACCGCGGAACACGTGTGTCATTCACTGGGTACTCCCGGTCGAGGGTCCTTGGGCGGAAGGCCGAGGGTCTGGCGCATGGCCTCTTCCAGCGACTTGTCAGGCAGAAGGATCCCGGCGTCAGCGAGAAGCTTGATCGCGGCGGCGGTGGCCTGCTGCTGGGAGCCGATCTCCTGGAACCCGATCAACGGCGCGGGTTCGTTCTCACCCCACACCCAATCGACCATGTCTTCGACGACATGCTGCGTCGCTGTGTCCGCGATCTGCTGACCGAGAGCCTGCAGCGAGAGCGTGAAGAAGTCAGCGAACGTGGAACCGAGTGCCCAGCTACCTGTCTGGGTTCCCAAGTTCAAGAAGTGCGCCAGGACTGCGCGGGCGATCTGCTCATCGTGGTACCGGATCACCGGCAGAGCGTCGGGCAGGGCCCCGGTGACGCCCATCAGTTCGAGTTCGGAACCGTTCGGGATCGCCGCGCCGGATGAGTCGCCGGCCCGGACGTCCTGGGCCAGCTGCTTGCCCGCAGCGAGATTCGTCTCATCAGGCGCAGCGGTGTACTTCGGGATGCCGAGGCCATTGCGCTCAATCGTCATCGTGTTGATGCGGAGCAGACGGTCCTTCAGTAACCAGTTCTTGTACGCCGGTCGCAGCAGTGAGATACCGGCCCAGTTGCCGCCCTCACGCTCGAACACGTACGCGACCAGTCGGTCGACGTCGATCTTCGCCGGACCAGATGTGTCCATGTGGCCGTGCTGCTCGATCGACTCCAGCCCGCCGTCGGCACCGACATTGAACCCGGAGATCGTCCGCGACGGGCGGAGGGACAGGCGCTTCAGGTGCGCTCGGCCCTGCTCGTCGAGACGGGCCTCCTGCTCGAAGAACGCATGCCCGAACGGCAGCATCAGCAGAGCAAGCCTGAGGTGTTCGTTCCAGGAGAACCTGTCCCGCGTGCGGCGCTTCGGCTTCGGCTCCTGCCCCTTGATCGGCAAACCCAGATCCGTCGACACCCACTCGACAACCTCATCGCGGGCGCCGTTCGGCTCGATCCACCAGTCCGTGCGGAGGATCGGCAACACCACGGCCCGGAGGACCGAGCGGATCTGCGCATCCTGCCGGCGCATCTGGTCGAACACCGGCACCGAGTACGGCCACCGAAGCTCAGGGGTTGGGTCATCCTCGGTGCCAGGCGGAGTCCAGAAGTTCGCCTTCTCGTTCTGGTAGCCCTTGACGGTGGTCGGTACAGGGACTTCAGCCATGACCCCACCTCTCAGAAGCTGGTAGACATCAACGAGTCGGACGACGGAGTGGAGCCGAGCGAGGTGGGCGGTGGCGGTGGGACCTTCACCTCAGGCGGTAGTGACACCGCGTGGGCGGCGAGCGTGGCGGCCTCGAGAGTGGAGATGTCCGACGTCGACACCTTCCGCCCCCACGCCCACCGGTCAGAGACCAGCCGACGCACAGCACCAGCGACCGCGATCTCGAGTTCGGGGTAGGTCGCGTGCCGGATCTTCCGCTCGCGCACCAGGTCGAGGATCGACGCGCAGGCATCGAGGACACCTGCCGTGTCGAGGATCGTCAGCCTGACCCCGGCGCGCTCGAGGTGCGGGATCAGCGGGGCCGCAGGGCCGCGCTTGTCGATCACTACCTCGACGTTGTGTTGCGTCTGCAGTTGGACGGTCCGGTCGACCATCCAGGTCGTGCCCGGTCCATGCTGCAGTGGCTTCAGGTGAATCACCCGACCGTCGTGCGCCGCTGCCGTGATCGCGCCGTGAGTCTGGTCCATCGACGCGGCGAGGCCAATTGCGCCCATCGGTACACCCTGAGGCGGATCACCGGCGCACGCTTCCCAGTTGCCGGGGCCGAACGCCGCATCAGCGGTGCCCGGTTCATCCCACCAGCCGAGGAACTCCCGGATGAACTCCTCCGGGGGCATCTCGTCGCGGAAGTCCTTGAGGCGTTCCATCGTGATGCGCCGCCCGAGAGCTGGGTTCGCCTCAGTCAGTAGATCCAGCCGGTCGGCCACGCACCCGATGACACCAAGCTCATGGTTGCAAGCGGGGTCTTCACATTCCGCCACCGGAGCGCACCACTCGAAGTACGCCGAGCGAGGATGCCCGCCGGCCCGACCGCGGTCACGGATCCTGCGTAGCACCGCTGAGTTGACGAAGCCGGCTGAAGATCCGTACCGAACCTGCGCGCCCTTGCGGGTCGCGAGGATCGGAAGCAGAGCGCCGGTCTCTGCGGGCTGCAGGAACAGCGCCTCGTCCCAGGTGATCTTGTCACCCGTGATGCCTCGACCGCCGCCCTTAGAGCGGGCGTGGAACTCGATGCGTTCACCGGACAGGAGTTCGATCGACTCGTTCCCGTTCGCGGTGCGCGGCTTGCGGCACCGCTTGCGGAAGTCGTCGTTGCCCTCGATCAGCTGGCACATGTGCTCGAACGTGGCTCGCGCCGTGTCGAACAGGTGAGCCGTCCACGCGTGCAACGGCTCACCCAGCACGAACACATCCGTGAGAGCCGCGATCTCGAGAGTCGCGGTCTTCAGGTTCTGCCTCGGAGCTATGGCGGTCACAGAGAAGCAGGCAGGTTCGCCCGATTCGTTCTCCGCGAAGATCGCATCCAGGATCATCCGCTGCTCGGCGTCCATGACCATGCCGAGTTGCTCGCCTACATCAGCGGCCAGATCCCCGAAAGTTTCCTTGTACTCGGGGACCCACTTGTACCGCGGCTCACGCACCGCGCTGCGCCCGACGCTCGGCCAGTTGATCTTTGGCCCGATCCAGCGGAGACGCCGCGGACTTCACGTCCGCAGTGGCCGAAGTCTTGGTGGCCTCGAGTTGCTTCACCAGCGACGCCAGGCCGGCACCGGTATCGCGGCCGATGTCCACCCGGCGGGCCAGAGTCAGCGCGGCCTGACCCAGCGTCGTATTGTCACGCTCCGCAGTTTTAAGCTCGGCGAGCAGCGCCGACTCGACCGGGCCTTGCTCGATTTCCCGGGCTGAGACCGGAAGGGCGATCAGACCCCAATCACCCTTAGTGAGGTCGGGGGCTTTGACTACGCCACGCGATGCGCGCTTGCGGCAGGTACCTGAGCAATACTTCGATGCTGGCCGCTTGGCCTCGTAGGTGTCGCCGCAGATGTCACACGGACGTTCCATCTCGACCTCCCTACGCAGCGACCCGCAGAGCCGGAGCGGCAGGGCGGCACTCCTCGCACCACATGCGCGGTCGCCCGCGCCCTGACGGCACGATCTCGGTACCGCAGGTTCGGCATGGTCGAGGCTGCGGCTTGGACGGCTGCGGCTTGAGGACTCGCGCCGGCTTGGGGGGCTTGGCTTTCTTCGCCCTGATCGGCTTGGGAACGACATCCGGATCTTCGGCCCACAGGGTGGGCTGTCCGACGAAGTCACTGCCGTCGTTCGGGCGCTTCTGGTTGCAGAGGCGGCAGATGATCCGCACATTGCCGACCGTGTGGGGCTGGAACTCAGCACCGCAGAACCCGCACGGACACGGCGGGATCCGACGGCAAGGTCGGCAACGCGCCCTTCCCGCAGGGAGGGATGTCGCGCCTCGCCACAGCATCTTGCCGCAACCAGCGCAAGGGAGATCGGGACGATTCGGCATCTTGGCTCCAAGGAATGCGAAAGCCCCGACGCCTTGGAAACGTCGGGGCTTTCTAACCCGCGGTGATCAAGCCGGGGTTGCTAACTGATAGTAGTCACGGGACACAGAATGACTACGGAGGGAGATTGACGGCGCGGAGGTCAAACGGTCGATCGACATCGCCAGATTTTCTGACGGCGCCGATCGGTCACGCTTCACGTCACGCGTTCACCATTCGCGGTATGTCATCGAACGGTTCGCGTTCATCAGTGCGGCACCCGCGCTGCGATTGCATTCAGGGTGTTCCGGTCCCATGTACTTCGACCGGTCGTGGTCGTCATGACCCAGGTCCCATGCGTCACCAGGTCTGATGGGCTTGCCGCATCGCCAACAGTCAGCGGCACCGGCATCTACAACCTTCTGATACTCGGCACGCTTCAGTTGGTGCGCGTTGCCGTACCCGCGCTCCGTCGTGTTGCCTCGGTCAGCCACGGCGCACCCACGTATCGAGGGCTGCAATCAGCCAACGACGACGCGCCAGTACCTGACAGCGTCCGACCGCTGCATCATCACCGAGTAGTGCGATCTCAGCGTTGCGTGCGTACTGGTCATCGAGGTACTCGAGTGCGTCAGCCATGCCACCACGCCTTGAGTCTGGTCAGCCATCCCTGCTTGGTGCGGGCGTGGCGGGCTGCAGGTAGGGGTGGGAGATAGCCGGCGAAGTAGGACTCGGGGTCAGCAGCGAAGCGGACAGACCTTGGCATCTGACACCTACCTCAGGGCTGGCACTCCGGTGTCATGCATCGGGTGATGGTGGATCCGCTACTCACGCCACGCTCACTCAGTGAGTGGATCGGCACCTCGATGCGGGCAGGTAGTGAGCAACGCACGCACCACAGCCCGGTGGTCGGTTCACCCAGTAGGACGTACACCGCAGCAGCGGGCAGTGAGCCAGCGTTGTACTCACCCATGCCTGCGGTACCGCTTGCGCCAGGCGAGACCGGCAACGACATGCGCGTCGGTGACACACTCGGCCAGAAGGCCTGCGCCGCCTTAGCGCCTGCCTCCTCCACGATCGCCATGAATGGATCGACTGGGACCCTCGTGCCGCCAAAGCAGGCCACACCGGATTGGCGGCCTGGGTCGATCCAGATGCAGGAGTCCAGATCACGGTCACCCATGGCTGATCTCCAACCGTTGATCAAGCAACAGGTCGATGTCGTGCTGGAGTACGGCACGCTCACTCAGGTCCACGGTGTCTGCGAGTAGTAGGCGCTTGGTGTTGATCTGCCCGTCGAGGGAGGCGGTCATACCTGGCATGGGCATGGTCACCCCTCTGCTGGTTACGCGCCCTCAGCCTGGGGTTCCTCGTCATCGAACGGGCCGTACATCTGGGCCCGGATGACCTCGGATCGGGTAGGTCTGATGGGTCGGGAGTTCGCTATCCGTGGCGGCTGGATGGATCGCCACTCAGCTTCACGGTAGGCAGCCTCTTCGGCGTGCCGCTTGTCCTCGGTCAGTTGGACATCCCGCATGTACTCCAGCACCTGGGGCGTCCGCGCGTACCACTCACGACCTGCCACCAGGGACTGCCTCAGGGTGCGGTGTAGGTCGCGCTCATCGGCCCTGCTTGCTGGGTAGGTCACCACCATGCGCGCGTGCGGTGGGTAGGACCTAAGGCGCTTCTCAAGGTTCGCGGTCCAGCCGACCTTGATCTTGTCGTCCAGCGTGAGGAAGTAGATCCATCCGGGTTCGAGGCTGCCTTGCGTGCGTCGCTTGCGCTCATCCGCCTGCCGGGCAGTACGGGCGGCGACGCTCTCGGTCGTGATGGCTGAGCCGGCGGATTCGAGATGCTTGGTCTGCACGCGCTCCCAGATCTGCAGCGAGTGTTGCCAGCAGACGAGGGCGTCTTCCGCGATCGGGAAGATGCATCCAGGGATGGGGCATCGCATAGGTAGGCAGACCTCCGGTGCTGGCTAAATTACCGTAACGGTGGGTAAGGCAACAATCGACACGCTCAAGCAACACGCCTGCCCTTGCGGTTAGGCCTCTGGTGTGAGCGTTCATCAAGGCACCGGACCTGCCAGTAGTTGACCTCGGTGACGTTCGCGCGGCGGGTCTGGCATTGGGCCATCCAGGCTCGAATGGTCTTCAGTGGCCGGCCGAGCAGGATCGCTACATCCCTCGGCCGGGCCCACTGTGGCGGCCTGGAGCACCACTCGCAGGCTGCCGCATCGTGACTCACGAGACTTCCTCGATGCGACCTCGCACAGCGATCCAATACTCAGCCTCCGAGTACGACCTCCCGCACCTGCGGCACTCGTAGTTGTCGCTGTAGCCGCCCTGGTCGCACTTGGCGTGCTCGGTGGCTTCCTCGGGGTAGGAAATGAGGATCTGCCTGAGCATGATCGTCGGGTCCTGGTCGCCTGCCATGGCCCGCGCGCGCTTGGTGTGGGCGCATCCCCTCTTCGGTGAAGCCGTGCGGGTCAGGTGCTGGCCGCACCCGCTACACGGGACGCCACGCTCCACCCGGTCGCCGTGGCGCAGGGACGACTCCAGGGCGCCCACGGACTTCGCGAGCTGGGTGGAGAACTCATCGAAGGCGGGATGATGCTGCGCCGCCCACGCGAGGCGCTTCGAGAGGTAGGCCGTGGTACTGCCGATGGTCGCCTTCTCGGGGGCTGCGGGTTCCTTGCGGAGGTTCCGCCAGTCGTCCTCCCATGAGCCGAGCATGAAGCTGATGGGATCGGGGTCGAGTTGGAACAGGGCGTCAGGCTCTGAGCGGCCCTCAGAGCCGTCGGACAGCATGACCAACAGGTCACCGCCCGGGAGCGGCCGTTCGTGGCTCCTGGATCCATCCTTGGGCGTGCCGCCGGAGACCGCGGGCCACCCGTCAAGGCGCTCGTCACCTACTGCGGCGAGTTCGAGGATCGAGGACAGGTTGTTGCGCGCCCGGTTCAGGCAGTTGATGCACGTCTGCGGCTCATCGCCGAGGTCGCGAAAGCAGACGATGCAGGCCGTGACGCTCATCCGAACCTCCGGTGTCGCTCGCACACCAGTTCGGTACCGGTGTTGTCTGTGTACGGTCTGGTTCGGGTGGCTGGGGTTCCACAGCCGTCAGCGCAGAGAGCAGGGTCTAGGTTCATGGGGTCTCCCGAGGCGTGGACCAAGTCGTCCGGCAAGCGCGCGCAGGCATCACGTCGTGGCCGCAGGCGATACAGAACGCTGGATCGTCGGGCGTGATGATGACCTCGCCGCCACATGTACCGCAGCGGGCGTGCACGACGCACCACGGATCAGGACAGGTGCAGGCCTCGCCGCTCATGTGGGGTCTCCACTTCGGCCGGGGCAGTTGCGCATGTGGTTCCGCGCCGTCTGGAAGATCTCCAGCAGCCCGGTGTGGCTCCTGCTCGGCTCGAACCGGTGGATCGTCGGGCAGTGAGCGCAGGAGACCTCTACGTCACCGTTGACGGTGGCCTGGATCAGGTAGCCGTCGAAGTCAACGGCTCGCTCAGCTGCTTCCTGGCGGCCTAGCTTCAACCCGAGGGCGGTTGCTGTCTCGAACAGGGGGCGGAGGTGAGGAAGAGCGGCCTCCAGAGCAGCGAGGGACATCTTCGAGGCGTCCTGGATACCGACGTTGCACGCATAGAACCCGCCCCCGATCTGGTAGCCCTCGATCGCGTCAGCGCCCGCCTCCACCGCTGCGGGTGGTATCACCATGTCAGTCACGCGCGCTTCCCTCCGTGCTTGGCGGGGCGGGTCAGGTTGAATGCGATCTTGCGCTCGTACTCAGCGCGGAGGTCGATGCCGTATGTGGCGCAGTTGTCGAGCAGGCGGATGAAGATGTCCGCGAACTCAGACCCCACACCTTCGGGCTTATGGGGGTTGCCGAGGTAGTCGACGCCCTCGCGGGTCGCATCCTTCGCGTAGCCCCACTTGCGCCACGCCTCCCACGCCTCCGAGACCTCACCGTGGAGGTTTGCGATGGCCGTCGGGAATTGAACCTGCTCACCGTTGCCCCAGTCGTGCCGGGCGTTGACCTCCACCACCTCGGCTTGCATCGCCTCCAGCGTCTTCACTCGCGCTAGCCGTTGTTCCTGGTGCAGGGCTTTACCCGCTCTACGGGCTGCCTCGAATTCGGTGCGGTCGTCAGTCACGGGTGGCCTCGCAGGACTCATCAGGCGGGCGCTCGTCCATCCCGGCTTTATGGAACGGAATTCGGCCGTCAACGACAGTGACGTGGGCGCCGCAGGAGCAGCGAGCGCCGAAGATCCTGTCGTTCGGGATTCCGGTCAGATCACCGGTCAGTCCGAGTCCGCTGTATGGACAGAGAGCCGCGTCGGTCATGCGGTAGCCCCCAAACCGGCCCAGCCAGAGGGTCCGAGACCCCAGGCGATGCCGTCAGTCGTCCCAGGCCGTTCTCGGGGATACCACTTGGCCTCCCCGGATGGATTCAGGGTTGTCGTCGGGTCCTCACAGGTGAGGTTCCCGTTGTCTAGATGCTGGTGGGCCGTGAAAGCCGTCTCGCCACTGAAGGTCAGGTGGCACGCGGTGCAGTGGCCGTCCTGGTCGTTCGCGCGGGACACCTTGCCGCATCGCGGGTCGGTCATGGTCTTCATGCGTTCCTCCGTGGGATGCGCTGGAAGGCGCCTTGGGTGATTGCCTTGACCTTCTGGACGCCGGCCTCATCGCGGCCCGAGTCCAGCTCCTTCGGCTTCAGGTCGCCGTCAGCGATCGCCTTCTCGGTGGCGGTCTGCCACTCGATGAACGCGCGCCAGTTGTCCGGGTCCAACTCCTCAGCCGGCGGAGGCGGGATGGCGCCGAACTCCGCGATCCGCTTGGCCCGGATCCGCTTCACCTCCGCGATGATCTCGGCGACCGCGATGAACACCTGCTTGGCACCGAGCGTCTTCACGGCCTCAAGGGCGTCGACGTAGCGGATCTCCGGCATCAGGTCGGCCCACGCGTCTCCGGTGTACTCGTTGAAGCGTTGCTGCGGGCAAAGCTGCTCGACGTAGCCGGACAGCATCACCGCTTCCTGGGGGGTCATGCGAGTTCTCCTCGTGGGGTGGCGACTCGTTGCAGGGAGCGCTCGAGACGGCCAACGGAGTCAGGGCGGCTAGGTGCCGCCCGCTTGTAGGTCTTGGCGTTGTTCAGCCAGGTGCGGAAGGCGGCATCCCACGACTTCATCGTCGAGCCCTTGGCCTCGTGGTGGTCGCGGAACTTGCGCAACTCGAAGGCGGGATCCAGTCCGTAGTCGATCGCGATCTCGAGGTGGTCCTCCTTCGGCTTCCAGTCGGCCGGCAGTTGTGTCGCGCGCTTGCGCGTAGTGGGTTCGGGGGCGGGATCCTCGGGAGGACTCGCTACCTCGGCCGAAGAGAATTCCCTTCCCTTCCCTTCCCTTCCCTTCCCTAAAACGACGGAGTCCTCTAGAGGACTCGCTAGGGCTACGGAGGACTCGTCAAGAGATGCACGTTTCCGCAGGTCAGCCCGCACGTATCTCTCTAGAGCCGGATTCGACACCCGCTGGTGTCGCTTCCAGTGAGTTATCCACAGGACAATCCCGGTCGGCCCGTCAAATGCCTCCAGAAGGGAGGCCTCCAGAAGCCTCGCGAGGGCTCTAGAGATATCGACGTCATCGCCCGGGAAGATCTGCATCTTGATCCGCCGCGGCGAGTAATCGAGGTAGCCCTGGTCGTCGGCGAAGTTCCAGAGGCCGATGAACAGCAGCCGCTCATGGAATTCGAGTTCGACGATCTTCTCGTCGGTCCAGAAGTCGGGCTTAATCGTCCGGATCCGCGCCATTAGGCAACCCACCTCATCGTCTTATCGAGGTATGCCTTTCGCCCGTCAATATGGCCGGCGAGCAGTTGATGCGGCAGATCATGAACGGCGAGCAATGCGAACGCCTTATCGAAGCCTGCCAGGTAGTTCCCGCCGAAGGCATGCCCCACCGTGTCGGGGTAGATCAGCGGTTCGCGGATCGGGTCGAGGTCGAACCAGTACCGCTGCGACTTGCTGAACAGGAACATCAGTTCGTAGCGGCAGGAGAGCCGGTCCGTGACGCTCTCGGGCATGGCGTTCGGCTTGTTCCAGACGATCGCGTTGCGGAGGATCCACCCGTCGTCCTGCAGCGCGAGGGCGACGCGCCACGGCATGCCGAGCAGGTTCTTCGGAGCGAATCCGGGAACACGAGTCGACTGCTGCGGGACACTCCCGATCGTTCCATGCTTGCCGCCGTTCCCCTGTCCGCCAGCGCTGTACGAGTCGCCGAGGTTGAGCCACAGCGTCCCGACGTCGGCGAGCACTCGGCGCACCTCGGCGAACAGGGCGCGCATCGTCTCGACGTACTCGGCAGGCGTCTTCTCCAGCCCGTACTGCCCCGGCTCGCCGTAGTCGCGCAGCCCGAAGTACGGCGGCGAGGTAACGCAGCTGTCGACCGAGGCGTCCGGCAGGGTACTCAGGACTTTGAGCGAGTCGCCGTGGTGCAGTGTTACCTGGTCGTCGCTGTAGTGGACGGTCATCCCGCCACCTCCCCGAGCAGGGGAGACTCACAGGGGGTACGGGAGCCGTCATCCGACAGCTTGAACCAGCCCTCGAACAGCAGGATGGGCTCCTGGGTGGGGTCGATGTCGGGGTTGTTCCGTGGCAGCAGCCACCCCGTCATCCCCGCGGCCTTGGGGTGTTCGGTAACCCAGCCATGACAGCCGAAGACGCCATCGCCACATGCGCGGATGAGGATCGAGGCACGCTCGAGTAGAGCCGAACCACCGCGGCCCTTGTTCAGCCTGTGGTGGATGGAGCTCGGCCTGTCCACGATGGACTGCCCGCACATCTGACAGCGGTGCCCGTCACGCTGGCGTACGAGGGTGCGGGCGGCCTCTACGTCCTTACGAGTGGCCTTCGGGGACATTAGCCACCGTCCATCTGGTCTGCGAGGCGGTTGAGCATGACGTTCAGTTCATCCTCGAAGCCGCCTCGCTGAGACAGGTTCACCAGATACGCAAGGGTTCCGAGCGTCACCCAGCGAGTGGCCGTGATCGCCTCCTCGTTCCAGTCGCCTCCTCGCTCGAGGATGTCCTTGGTGATGATGTAGTCGCTGGCCCCGCCGACCAGTTGATCAGTCAAGGCCTGTCCGCGCTCGTCCATTAGCTGGCCTCCTGAAGTTCCGGGCGGGTCTCTTTCTGGTGGCGCTTAGCGAGCCGGCTGGGGTGCAGTTCGGACCTCGACCCGAAGTGGTAGAGGTCGCAGTCCATGCACCAGAAGCCCCACTGGGTCTCGTCGTCGGTGACGAACACGAGGGGTCGGTGGCCCTTCATGAGGCGAGCCTGACGTAAATGCGATTGGCCGCGCAGGTCATATCGACACCCCCGCAAGGGTCCGCTCGGTGGCGACGATGGTGCGGCCGACGTCGATGCGGGCATGCAGCGCGCGGATGTGCTCCCGCTGGATCCGCACGAGGGCGGCAGTCTTGTCTCGGTTGGTGTGCGCCACTAGCAGCCCCGCCTCTCGTCGTCATCCAGCACGAGCTCGGCTGGAGTCACGGGCGGGTCGTAGATCGCCTTGATCTCCTCGCGCGAGAGACCGCCACCGACGTTGCGGTAGACCTCGTCCAGCGCCTTGGACGCCTTCCTGACGGCAGGGTCGGTGCGCTCCAGTTCATCGAGGTCGTCCTGCAGGCTCATCGCAACGCTCCGATGATCTCGACGACGTTGCCGTCCGCATCGACCGCCGCCAGCCGGTTGCCCAGCGCGGTCTGCACATCCTGGTAGTTCAGGACGCTGACCGCGTGACGTACCGCCTCGGTGACCGTCACCCCATGTGCGCGGGAGTACGCCTCAAGCGATGCCCTGCACTCGTCATTGATGTTCACGTTCAGGCGGGTGGTCATGAGACCTCCCCGAAGTCGAGCGCGGCCTGTCCGTCAACCTCAAGCGGTTGGCCCTCAGCTACTGCCACAACGCGACCGAACACGCCGGTGCCGGGGAATAGGTCGTCGATCCGGTCACCGTGCTTCCAGCCGAGGATGTCCAGGACCCAGCGGCAGAAGTCCTTGGGCTTGGCTCCGGTCAGGCCCTTCCTCAGGGTGATGTTCGCCGCAAGGAAGTCCTTCGGGGTCGTAGCCTCTCCGCCCTTCTCAGGCGGCGGATGCTTGGAATTCCTGCCACCCCGGAACAGCAAGGGCTCCCAGGCATAGGCTGGGCGTACGCCCTTCTTGTAGGCGTGGAACGGCTTCACCCAGGCGCCAATGCGGACGTCATCGGGGCACATCGGCAGCAGCACCTTGAGGCTCGGGGTGTGACAGCTGAGCGCCCAGCCATCGGGGTACTCGCGGCACAGACGCTCGATCAGCAGGCGGTGGGTCTCGGGGTCGTCCCAATCCCGCGAGTTCGGGTGCTCGGGGTAGAGCCGCCCACATCCCAGATAGACAGGGTCGGCGTAGGCGAACTTCATTGGGTCACCCACTTAGCAAGGTGCTCACCAAGGTGACGCACATCCCGATCACTGAGCCCCCAGCGGGTTTGCCCTAGGCCGACCTCGAAGATGTCGGCGCGGCAGGCTAACCAGTGATCGATGACCTCAGCGACCGTCTCGCCCTCGGGCTTCAGGTCGTCATGGGGTTTGTCGTTCCACGGCATCATCTGGTGGACGATCGCGTGATGCTCCAGGTTGCGCTGGATGTGGTCGCTCACAGCACCTCCTCCTGTGGCTCGAACATGGGAACCCCGGACCTTGCCGCTACCTCTAGCTCCTCCAGGAACCGCGCGGCAGCCAGGTTGTCCGCCTCCACCCCGGACCGGGCACAGGCTCCGATGTGTGCGAGAGCGGCGTTCAGGAACTCCGTGACCCGCGTGTGGTCGCGGAGGTAGGCGTCCTTGATGGAGTCCCGAATGCCGTCATAGGTGGACTCCGACATTGGGTGGCGGGCGATGGTCGCGAACGGGTCGATTAGTTCGGCGCTCACGCGGGCACCTGCTGCTTCAGGTGTTCGGCGTACTCGTAGAGCCGGGTCGAGGTGGCATTGCCGAACAACTCACCCTGCGCCCAAGCCATGAAGTCCTTCGCGACGGCATCCGTATCAAGCTCCCCGCGGTTCGCCCGCCACGCGTCGGCGACAGCAATGCGGGCCGCGATGATGGGATCAGGCATGGCGCGCTCGTACGACTGGGAGTCCGGGTCTGGCTCGTCGGTGGGGATACACAGCATCTGCAGCAGGACGATGCGGTAGGCGACACTCATCGCCTTCGGGGTGCCCTTGTCGCCGGTGTCCATCGACTCCCCCGGCACCGTGGCTTCGATGAAGTCGCCGGCCGGTCCGTAGAACCGGTACGTGGCGCCGACGGTCACTTCACGCGAGGGCTTACCGGTGGAGGTGAGGACGTCGCGGTACCTCGCGGTGCAGGCGTACGGGACGGGGATGATCTTGTGTTTCCGGAAGATCGGTCCGACCGCGTTCACCACCTGGTCGATGCCGCGGAAGTTGTACTTCTGGCTGTCGTTGAAGCCGTCCTTGCGGACGGCCTGCACCTCTTCCATGGCTGCGCTCATCACGGCGTAGATGTTCTCGGTCATGCGGCGGTGCTCTCTTCCTGCTGGGCTTGGCGGGTGATCCGGCGGCGAACATCTCGCGGAGAGTCCGCCCAGCACGCCGTACTGCTCGTTGTTGTCCAGCGCCCACTGGAGGCAGAGGTCCGTAGCTGGGCAGGTGAAGCACATCGCCTTCGCCCTGCGGGTCGAGCCACCTTTCTCCGGGTAGAACTCCTCCGGATCTGAGCGGGCGCAGACCGCGTGCCGCATCCAGGGCTGTCGAGACGTGTTGATGTTCATGGCTTCCCCCGTTCGGGCACTTCGGTGAATGTGAGCGTCACGAAACAGGCGACACCCGGGATGTCGTGGGTGTCCTCGGCGGACGTGAATGTCAACGCCTGCAGGTACTTGTCGGAGTCGTCAGGCAGTAGGCCGTAGTCCCCGATCACGCCATCGAGAGCCGCTTTAACCGTTGGCTGGAGGTTGTGCGAGTCGCGGGTGCGGGACAGCTTCGGCCACTTGATCACCGCCTCACAGGTGGCGGCCTGCATCTTCTGCGGGCGCTCGTGCAGTGCGATCACGTAGGCCATGTCGCGGATGACCTTGGTGTGCCGCGCCTTGGTGGCCCAGTGCTTCCTTTGGTTCGAGGTGAGGACCACGTCCCGCGAGATCGCGAGTTGGATGACGGCACTCACGATGGTCGCGGTGGGTTCGAGCGGTCCAGGTCGGGCCAACTGGGGATCTTGCACATCAGTACGCCGACAAGCACCTCGCGGCCCCGACGCTGCTGCCACCATCCGATGTTCCCGCTGGCCCGGTTCGTGGCGCGCGGGTAGGCGATGCTGGACCATCCTCGGTAGCTCGTGGAGTCGACGCCATATGTCGCTGTTCCGATGCGGATGATCGACGTGTCATCGTCCGCATCGCCCAGCCACAGGGGTTTGACGGTAGGCGTGGCCCGTACCTGACTGAGCAGTGTCCGCAGTACCGTGGGGCTGAACTTCGCCGGCGGCGGGTTCCTCTCGCCGACCGGCTTGTTCCACAGGTCCACCCGGGCGAGCGCGAACCGGTCGGTCACCCACTGGATACCCCGGTCTTCGATGGCCCAGCGGTACGTGTCGGGGCTGATCAGTAGGTCGCGGTGCTTCTTCGCTTTCGGCCAGTTGCTCACAGGGTTCTCCTCACGGTGTGGTTGTTGGTTGGCCCTCCCCCAGAGGGCGGGCGATGGACGGTTAGTTGCCTAGGGCTACCAATCCCAATAGCGGCGCATGTCACTCACCTCCGATCGGTGGGTGACGATTGGCCCGGATCCAGGCGGTACGGGCAGCTGTGTCGGCAGCGGTCGAGTCCGGGTCTGGGTCCTCTGGGTAGCGGGCGGCGAACATCTCGCGGACCGCAGCCTTGAAGTCGAGCCAGCGCTGCCTCATGACATCGCCGCTTCCAGGACAGCCAGGCGTTCCCGTACCGGGTCGGCCGCCAACTCAGCAGCGGTCGGGTTCTCCTGGGGGGCGTAGTCGATGCCGTCCCTGAAGAGGTCCGCGTAGGCGGAGCAGATGACCGGGCGATCCTTCAGGCTCGGGAGTTGGTCGGCTGTGAGGTCGATGATCACGTCGGCGTCTCGTGGGGGTCGGGGACGAATAGGTTCCCGATCCAGAACGACGAGCCGATGCCGTGGTCTTCTGCGAGTCTCCGTTGCAGCCACGCGGATGTGACTCCACACTGGCCGGCTGGGCCACCTGCCTTGCCTTCGTAGCTTTCGTGGGCGGTGGCGGGGGACCATGCGGCTTCCACCTGGGCTCGGTAGCCAGCGAGGATGGGGCGCAACTCGTCGAGGTTCACGAGGGGTCACCTGCCCGGAGAGTGGCAGCGCGGGCCTCCTTAGGGAGGAGGGCGGACGCCTTGGCGGCCGCCAGCCCATAGCAATGCTTCTCCGTCGCCGTGATCGCGACGCGCTGCAATTCCTTGAGAGACCAGATCAGCGACTCGACGCCGCCCACCGATACGCCGGGCTGTTGCCCACCCACATCAAGGACGCGGGCGAATGCCTCACGAAGGAGGCCCTCGCGCCGCATGACGCCATCGGTGCGGCAGATGACCGCCTGGTACTCCGACACCAGCGCTTCGATCTCGTTCCCTACGGGGGTCGATGCGTCGGGCAGCGCTTCGATCGGGTCGTCTTCAGCGGGAGCCGGGAGCGTGACCGCAGCGCGGATCTGCGCGTCGGTCGTGCCGGTCGGAATCTCTCCCAACTCCTCTCGCAAGGCCACGCCAGGGTCTACGGCTAGCACGGACGAGAACAGCCCGCCCTTGGGCGGCTCGGCATCTACCTGCACAGGAGAGGGGCCGGAGGGTGACGACGGGGCCGGGCTGGCGTTCGCCTCGCCTGCCTGTGCCGTGAGGGCCAAACCAGCACTCGTTGCGGCAGGGGGCGGCCCGGCCCCGTCGTCAGTCTGTGGGAGGTGCCTGCGCACCAAGTCGATCGCATGATCCAGACCGGGGTAACGGTCGGCGATGTAGGACGCTGTCTCGGGTGAGGAGTCGACGATATCCACCAGCCGAGCGGCTGCATCGCGCAGTGCCTTGTCGGCTTCTACTGCCTCAGCGGGAGAGGGGGCAGGCTCACCGAGCGCATCGCGTGCGGCCTGCCAGGCGAGCGGCTTGCGGGAGCGGTAGTGGTCATCGCGCGGGCCGTCATGCAGTTCAACCAGCACGGCGAGGGTGGAGCGGAGGGCGGCAGCAGGCTCACCGATGCCGACACGCAACACCTCGACGTCGCGAAGCATCTGGTAGCCGCCGACGAATCCGCCGAACTCGCTGTACCAGCCGGGCTCGGATGTCGGGCTGCACCACCGCTCGTGCTGCTCGTGCTCGCTGGCACGGGCCAGGATGATCGACCCGTACTGGGTCGGCTCGGGCGGTTCGGTAGGTTCTTCGACAGGCGCCTTCGCCTGCGCGTCGATCTGGTCAGCCGCCTCCCGCAGGGCGGACCCCAGGCCCTCTCCGTTGGACACGCCGTAGTCGTTAGCGGCGACCCTGAGCCGGCGGGCGAACAACTTCGGGTCGTCGAGCGTCAGCTTGATCTCACTCACTGGAATACATCCGTCTCGTGTAGGTGGGTCGTGTCTTGGTGAAGGCTTCGCGCCCTCTGGTCCGGCTGGTCTGCGAACAGCCGCTTGCCTCGCGCCCTCGCTTTACGGACGACGACGATCACCGGGGCGGAGATGATGGATGCGATCAGGAACAGGGCGGCTGCCTCCCAGAGGATCTGGATGACACGCGCCGCGGTGTTCACGAGGACAGCCGGTAGGTGCGGAGGATCCGACTGACTGCGAACCGGATCTGCTCGGGCATCTGGTCGAAGTCAAGATTCGCGAACGCTCGGCCACCCGCACTCAGCCCACCGCCTGCCTTGTACCAGCAGCCTTCGGCGTGGATTCGGGGCGCGTTCCCATCAATCAGGTCGCGGAGGACTACCTGCCGCACCTGCATCTGGCGGAAGGGCTTGACGCTGCCCGCGTTGCTGCCCTCAGTGGGGACGGTGGCGTCGAAGAACTCGCTCCTGTCGAGGCGAAGTTCCGCCGCTCGGTAGTAGTGCATCAGTGCTCACCCCCAACCAGATCTACGACCACACGGAACGGCTTCGGGGGAACCACTGACCGCAGGTGGGCTCGGGACGCCTCGTACTGCGCGCGGACCTTGGCCACGTCCACCGGTTCGGTCGGGTCGCCCAGGCGGACAAGGAACTGCATGCGTTCGACCGCTTCGTCGTACCGGCCGGCGCGGAGCATGTCGTCAACGGACAGGCAGATCACGAGGTCACCTCGGGGTCGTCATGGCGAGCCCACTCGGTTCCGTAGGTCTCGCCTTCCAGTAGTTCCGTGAAGGTGCCGACCTCCGAGTACTGCAGCCACAGGTCGCCGTCCGGGCTGATCCACGTGGTGCGGATCTCGCCGTCCACCTCTTCATGGGTGGCGGCGAAGGTGGAGCCGTCGAGGAGAGCCACCCACCACTTCCACGCATGCTCGGTCTGGAACACGAGCCGCAGGCGATCGGGGTGATCAGGGTGGGGAGCAACCCTCAGGGGGGTGACGTGCTCTTGGCTTGTCAGCACGTACGGCATCACCAGCTGGTACGCCTTCAGCAGCCGGTCGTTGTCGGTGTACTGCACTACGGTTGCTCCCTCGTGGCCGTGGGTTGCTTCGACGTCTCGCAGGTCTCCCCACACGGCCGTGGAGGGGTGCTCACCGGGCCAGTGGAGGGCCACGGAGCCGTCGTCGAACTCAGCCCCGTGAGCGACTACTCCGAGACCGGAGACGCCACTGGGATCGCTGTACCGCTGGAGCACGAACGTGGCTGTCATGACGCACCAGCCAGCACGAGGTCGGCGAGGTCGAGCATGGCGCTGCGGCCAGGGCCGACCGGGATGGAAGTCAGGATCTGTTCCAGTTCACGGGCACCTTCGCCGTAGGCCCGGATCACCTTCGCGACCGCGCGGCCGACCTCGGGGTGCATGGTGGCGATGTAGCGGGTGTTGGCATCGGTGGCCCCCTGAGGCGCGATAACCACGGCATCGCGAGCGAGGCCAGCCGTCACCATCGCCGCGCAGGTGTCACCCCACCACCAGGGACCGTCAACGTTCCACGGCCCCTCGGTCGCTTCGCCTGCCCGCTTGTCCAGCAGGTCAGCGGCAGCGATCAGCCGCTCAGCCGGGGTCATCGCGCGCCGCCCAACGGGGTGAGCGGCCGGCGGACGGTGACCTTGATGTGTTCGGCCTCGATCACGTCGGCTTCATCGGCGCCGTACATGGTGGATACCAGTGCCGTCCCGGTTCGATGATCGGGGATCGCGTGCGCCCAGGACTTCAGCGCACCGTTGGCACCGAGGACCGCGACCTCCATGGAGCCGTTCTCGTGGATGACGATCGACTTGGCGTGCAGACCGGGGTTGGTCTTGAAGATCGCGCACAGGGTGCCGACGGCTTCACCCAGGCCGTACGCGGTGCTCATTCCTTGCCACCGGACTTCTTCTGGTCCCGCTTGGCCGCTACCTCGTCCTTGCCGCGGGGCTCCTTCACGTCGCGGCGTGCGTCATCGATCGTCTGGTTGGCCTTCTGGAAGGCCTTGAAGATGCCCATCAGAGCTCACCGTCCTGGCGGACGATGCCCAGCTGGTCGCGGGTCCAGTTGGCGTCCGTCGGGATCTGGTCGTCGTGCCGGTTCGGGATGAGGAAGTCACTCAGCGCCGGGTGCGCCGACCGCCAGATGCGGTAGGCATCGTTCTCCCACGCCTTGACCTGCTCGTCGGTCACGTCGCCCTCGCGGCGATTGATCCGACTGCCCACGTAGCCGTTCACGAACTCGGATCGGACCCTGGAGACCTCTTCCAGGAGTGCGCTGTAATCGGTAGCCACTGGTAATCTCTCCCCTTGTAATCGGTTGGGGTCAGACCTCGTCTTTGCGGATGGGGGTCTGGCCCCTTCTTCTGTTGCCTGCTGTGCTTGTGAAGTTGGAGCCTCGACGGCGCCGGGAGTGGGGGGGACCTCAACCGACGCCGTCAAGGTGACTAGGAAGCGGCCGTCCGGGTGTTCCGCTCGACGTAGGCCTGCAGGTCCGCCTCGGAGACGCGCTGGAGGCTGCTGACCGTCACGGCCGGGAGTTCGCCGGCGGCGATCAGGCGGTACACGGTGTTGCGGGAAACCTTCAGGCGCTCGGCGACCTGCGGGATGGTGAGGACTTCAGCGCTCACGAGATCACCAGCCAAATCAGTAGAAGTGCGGCCACGGCTGCGGGGGCGGCGATGGAGAAGCAGCCCCACTTCGGCTTCGGTGACTCCTTGAGCAGTTGCCCGTCCATCTGGGTCTCCCGTGTGTCGCCGTGGATCGCAGCGTGTCTTGCTGTGTCAGCCACGCTATACCCAGGGTGTGGAATGCGCAACAGTTTGAGTGGATCAGAGTGTGTCAGCGTGTGCCGCAGAGCCTCTAGACGTATCGAAATGCGTCAGTTAACCTGATGCAGGATGAGACGCCCTGCAACACGGTGAGACAAAGGGAGGTGAAACGGAGCATGCTTCTGTTCATGATCGACACGCGCGGACGCGCCAGGATCGGGGAAACCGTCAAGGCAGTCATGGCCTGGGACGGGTACACCGGAGTCGGCATCGACAGCACCGGCCGCGTCAGTCGCGCCACCATCAACAGGGCCAAGCGCGGCGATCAGATCAGCGACACCATGCTCCGCGCCCTAGGCGACGCACTCGGGTTACCCAGGGACTTCCTGCTGTACGTCGGCGCCGGCAACGTCCGGAAGATTGAAACTTCAGGCGCCGACCCGGATCTCATCCGATGGACTACAGACCTAGTCCTTTCGAGTCACTCCGAGGATGACGAGGCGAGGGGCAATGCGTAACGAAACCGCGCGGTTACCGAATCGAGATGCCACACACCGTAACTTCTTGATCGATCCAACTGATGTTGCTGTAGGGGCGCGCCGCTGGGGGCGGACGAGTCGCTATCGGATGCAGCGACGATTCGGAAGAGGTGTGGTAGTGCGAAGACGACTCACGACCAAGGGGTGGTTGGCCAAGGCTGGGGGCATGGTGCTGATGGTGGTCGGGTTCACGGCATTCGTCCTGGGGTTCACGACCGACATTCAGATCGCCGGAGGGCAGCCGGTGGCGCTGATGCTGGGAGGTGGGCAGGCGATGATCCTCGGCACCGGGCTGTACTGCTATCAGCAGCTGCTGATACGGAGCATGCAGAACGAGGAGTCCCTGAAGTTCCAGTACGACATCGGCTACGAGGCGGGGTTCCGCGACGCCGAGGCGGCCGGACGGCCGAACCTGGTTGATCTGAGCGACTACCGGCCGGGTGGCATTGCTGGCCGGACCTAACCACATCCAGGCGAACCCAACCGCCACTCAGCTTCATCCCAGACCCGGTGAGGCTCAGTGGAGCTTGAGCTCGAATCCAAGGGGGGCGCATGGCCCACATCCGCCGGCTACTGACGCCGGAACAGAAGCGCCGCAAGCGTGAGGGGCTGCTGCCTGCCACCGAGAAGCCGCGGGGGAAGTGGCAGGCCACGGTCCGCCACCCGTCCGGGCAGAGGTTCTCCCACTCCGACCCGCTGAAGGTGGTCGTCACTCAGTGGGCGCTCGACACCGAAGCGGCGATGCGAAGGGGTGACTTCATCGACCCGGCCGCGGGCAAGATGACGCTGTCGGACTGGTGGGTGAAGTGGTCATCCACCCGAGGGGTGGAGGTGGCGACGGTGGACAAGAACCTGTCGTGGTGGCGGAACCACATCGAGCCCGCGTTCGGGTCGTGGCCGCTGTCGTCGATCCACTCCTGGGATGTGAAGGAGTGGGTGGCGAAGCTGCGCGCGAAGAAGGTGGGACCGACCACGGTGGCGTCATCTCTCCGCCTGCTGACACAGATCCTGTCGGAGGCTGCGGTACACAAGCTGCTGGCGTCGAACCCGGCCGCGCTGGTGAGTGCACCCACCCCACCGAAGCACGTCGACCGGTTTCTCAGTCGCGCCGAGGCTGAGCAGTTGCTCGAGCAATTCGCGGCCGCCGATCGGGCGTTCGTCGAGGTGCTGCTGTACTGCGGGTTGCGGTTCCAGGAGGCTGCGGGGTTGCGGCGGTTCCGGGTGGACCTGTTGCGGAAGCGGCTCCAGGTCGCGCGGGTGCAACCTAGGAAGGGCGCCGAGAAGAAGCCCAAGAGCGACGCCGGGACCCGCCCTGTCCCGTTGACGGACGAGCTCGTGGTGCACCTGTCGCAGCTGATCCCAGCACCCGACGACGGGTTGGTGTTCACCTCGCCTACGGGGGAGCGGCTGCGGTATGACAACTGGCTAAGGCGGACGTGGTACCCGGCGCTGAAGGGGGCGGGGTTGGCGGACCCGCAACCGACGCCTCATGACCTGAGGCACACGTACGGTTCATGGCTGGGGGAGGCGGGGGTTCCGCCGGCTCAGATCGCGGCGCTGATGGGGCACGCCACGTTGCGTTCGGTGGAGCGGTACATCCATGCCACCGAGGCGCGGTTCGATCAGGCGAGGGAGGCGCTAGTGGAGCGGCGGGAGAGCGGCAGAGCAACTGATCACCACAGGACACCTTGACACACGCTGACACACCTGTCAGACTCAGGACATGAACGAGAGGCCGGTGACCAGCGAAGTCAACTTCCCTTACAAGGAAGATGGCACAGGTTCGATTCCTGTAGCACCCACCCAAGATTCACGCTCAGACGGACCCATCTCGACGGGTTCCGAAAGCCCACTCCGTATCTCGGAGCGGCAGGAGAGCGGCAGGAGCACCGAGGTTCGCTTCACTGCCTACCAGTCCGGTGACGCCTTCACCGTCTGGGACCACTACACCGACACCCTCGTGGACGACCAGATGCCGTGCCTGGAATCCGCCGAGATGCTCGCCCGCCTACTCACCGACTGACCTATCTACTCCCCAGGGGGGACATCATGACCCAGTTCGATCCCAACCAGCCGCCCCGTCTCGACTCGCAGGGCTTCCCGATCAAGCCGAAGAAGCGGCACACCGGCCGCAACGCCGCGATCATCGCCGGCTCCGTCCTCGGTGGCCTGATCCTGATCGGCGTCCTGTCTCCCAGCGACCCCGCCAGGGAGGCCGCGGACAAGATCCCGAACGTCGTCACCACCACCTCGGCCCCCAAGGCCAGCCTTGCCCCCACCCAGCCCCCGAAGACGACCGCGCCTCCCAAGACCACCGCTCCGGTGGTCGAGCCCGAGGCGACCACGGAAGCGCCTTCGATGACCAGGAGCCAGGAGCAGGCGGTCGGCAAGGCCGAGTCCTACCTGGACTACAGCGCGTTCAGTCTCAAGGGCCTGATCGAGCAGCTCGAGTATGAGGGTTTCACCAAGGCGGATGCGACGTACGCCGTAAGCCACATCGAGGTCTCCTGGAATGAGCAGGCCGCGAAGAAGGCCGAGTCGTACCTGGAGATGACGCAATTCTCCCGCAGTGGCCTCATCCAGCAGCTCGAGTTCGAGGGCTTCACCCACAAGCAGGCTGTCTACGGCGTGAGTAAGGCTGGCCTGTGATGACGCGGTACTTCGTGACTGGCGACTGCAGCTGCGCGGAGCCAACCGAGCATGAGGTGTCCAAGGCGGACTACGTACACGCCGAACGGAAGGCTGGCTTCCACAACACGATGGGCCAGCCACTGGAGCCCGCGACTCATAGCTTCGGCAGTTCCAACCCGCCCATCTCGGGTCGCACCGAGGATGAAGGCGTGGACCTCGCCGACCTTCGCCAGTCCTGATCCATCCAGCGGCGAGCACTGGCAGCCAGTCCGGGAACCAAGGCCCGGCGCCGCACCATCCCACCCAACCAGGGTGGGTCGAGGGGGAAGGCCCTTCACATGAAGTTCACCACCAAGACTGCACGCATCACCGCTGTCGTGGCCGCTGCCAGCTTCGCCCTCGTGGGTGGGATGGCGTCCAGCCAGGCGATCTCGGTCCCGGAGGCCACTCCGACCGCGCCGGCCAACAGCGTCAACACCAAGGCCCTCCAGAACGGGGCGGTCACCACGGCGAAGGTCGGGGCCGGTCAGATCTGGCAGACCCAGATGAACCCGGCTGTGAACGATGTCTACCTGAAGACGTACAACAACACGGTCGGCAAGGTGCAGCTGAAGAAGGAGGTCGCGGACGACCTGGAACTCGGGAAGGGCTCGGTCAAGCTGACGGTCCCGACAACGACGATCGCGAACATCGGCGGCCCGTTCGCGGCGAACGCCACCAACGTCGGCACGTTCACCCTGCGGGCCGGTACCTGGCTGGTCACCACGAACGCGGTGTTCAACCGGACCGAGGCGGCCACCGCGACCGACCCGAAGACCCTGCCCCAGTTGGCGCTGCGCTACCCGGGTGACGCGGGGACGATCATGGGTAACGACATCTCCACCGCTGTCGGCCGTGAGTTGCTGGGCGCGACCGTGAAGACGGTCACGGTCACCGAGCCGACCACGGTCGCGGTCTACGGCTTCGGCTACAACGACAACGGTAGTGCCTTCGCGAGTGGCAAGATCAACGTCGCTGCGGAGATCACCGCCACCAAGATCGGCTGACCTAGCGGTACCCTCGAACGAGCGTGAGCCTCCAGTCTGAAGAGGTTCTCCGGAAGCCCGTGGCGAAAGCGGCGGTTGCCTCAGCGTCCGAGATGCGCTGACACGCTCCCAGACAAGAAGAATGCCGCCCACCCCGCTGTTGACGGGAGGGGCGGCGCAGTCGAACCGGATGAAGGGGACTCGACGAGATGAACGATAGCAAGACCTACGACTGTCCGGGCATAGCCATGGACCAGCCCGCAGGTGCCCCGCACGAGGGCTACGTCGCGTGCTACAAGGCGGGCCACGAGTGCCCACCGAAGGAACGGATCCGCAAGGAGTCAGACGGGTTCGTGACGGTCTCGTACCGCTGTCCATGCTGCGGAGACGGCGGCATGTCGTTCGGGATGCCTGTCGAGTGGGAGCCTGACTTCGATCAGCGGATGGCTGACCGAGTCGCCCGCCAGTGGGACGAGGTTCGGCCGTGACCGACGAGCGCGAGAACATCCTCTCGGCGGCATGCGCGCTTCTGATGGCCGCGATCCTGTTGCGCGACCTGCACGGCTCGATGAACCCGCACGTCCGGGCCGCGATGCCCGCGGATCTTCGGAACCGGATGCAGTCCACGTGCTACCAGGACAGCTTCAACCGCCTGCCAGTGGACATCCAGGACGAAGCTCGCGCGCTGGTTCTGGCGGACCCCGACGTGTCGGCCGCACGGTCGATCGACGCAGGAGCCAGGTCGTGAGCGGCGCTAGCATCTCCCCCATGAGCGAGCGGCCGTACATGAAGCCGGGGACAGTGGTGAAGGCGCGGCGCTTCGGCATCGAGATCGACGGCCACGTCAGCGCCTCCAGCGGGAGCACGTTCACCGTCACCGAGGACGGCGAGGGATGCCACGTCTGGTGGGACATGACGTTTGACGACGTGACCATCATCGAGGAGTCGACTCGTGACTGGTGACCCCTCCCCGCAGATCACCGTCGAGCAGTTACACGGGATGCAGTGGGCCACAGGCTTCCAGTACTGCACCGTCTGGCGGCAGGCGAAGAACGGCGACCCGTTCGACCTGGCAGACCCGCCCGACGGGGAGGGGTGGGAGGTCAACGTCGACCGGGAGGGCGGGTCTCAGGTCACCGTCCCCCGGTGGAGTGACGGGACCGTGGTGCATCAGGCGATGTACTGGCGGCGACCGGTGAAGGACATGGTGGCGGCATCGCGCGTCGATCGATCGAGTGATCACCACCGCCGTGAATAGGTGGCTGGTCGCGCGTCACAAGCCTGAGAACATCGGCATGCCCGGCGAGCCTATGCCGTGGTGCTTCACCTGCCGGAAGCCGTGGCCCTGCAACGAGTGGGCGAAGCTCATGGATGAACGAGAGGCCATCAAGGGCTAGGCATGCAGAAGCGGCCCTCACCACGACCCGGACGGGGGCAGTGGTGAGGGCCTTCGTCGTGCAGTGGGTCAGTTGCCGCGGGAACAACCATCGCCGCGCATCAGGCGGCCAGGTTGAAGTCGCCCTTGACCAGCGGTGCCACCTGAGTCCGCTGGAAGAAGCCGACCACCACGGTCACGATGGCGATGGCCGCAGCGGTGGTGTCAGGGGAGAGCTCGTAGCCGTAGCCGGCGACCAGTGCGAACGTCGCGTTCACGAACAGGACGATGACACCGAGCAGGGTGGCGCTGGTCTTCCAGGCGGTGTACACACCGAGGGCTGCGGTGACGACACCCATGATGAGTCCGACGTTCTCGTTGGTGAGGCCGAACTGGTTCAGCGACAGCAGCAGGGCGAGTACGCCGGAGACGAGGCCCACGAGGGCCGCCGGTTCTCTGTTCATGGTCAGACTCCGTCCGTGTCGGCTTCGATTCGATCGAGCTGGTTGTTGAACTGACCGCCCTCGGCGAACTGCTCCGACAGCCAGCGGGCCTTGGCGAGGCAGTCGGCCACGGTCGAGCCGCCGACCGGGGTGTTCAGGATCTTCTGGACGTCAGCGTCGGTGAGGGGCATGTCGGCATCCTTCGGGGGAGTGGGCTTGCTGGCCGTGGCGAACCACGGCACGAGGACGTTGCTGAACTGCTTGACCCGGTCCCTGCCGGGGCAGTCCTTCGCTACCGGGGTCCACGCGGATGGGGCGCCCCACATCGTGTGGTAACCGACACCCGACTCGAACGGTCCGGGACAGCGGCGGAGCGGGAAGTTGTGCGTCTTCGACAGCCACAGCAGCAGGGCCTTGATCTCGGCCAGCTGGTAGGCATTCCACTCGCCGGCCCCGAAGCCCTGCGTCTCGATGGAGATGAAGCCGTAGCGCTTGCCGTTCTTGATGAACGAGTTCGCCTTCAGGTTCGCGTCGGCTTCGCGACCGGTGTCGCGGTACTGCTCGACCGGGAGTTCCTTCGGAACGTGGAAGTGGGACTCGATCCCACCACTCGGCCCGTTGAAGTAGCCGTACAGGGACTTCGAGTTCCCGGCGTCCACGTGCAGGATCGCACCGACCACAACGATCGCTGGGTCGTTCGCACCTGGGGTGATGAGCCGTTGTCGGGCCTTGGGGTAGAGCGCCATGGTCAGTTCCCCGTCTGTGGTTCGGATGGAGTCTCGGGCAGGGCGACCCGGCAGGGACCAGATGCGGTCGTGGTGGTGCCGTCGCTGAAGTGGATCCGCCAGGAGGACTCGTCGCCCTGACCCACGCAATCCATGTCGTCCACGCTGACGCCTCGCTCGCCGGCTGGACCGGCTGGCCCTACCGATCCATCGCAGGGCTTGCTCTCCTGCCCGCAGTACGCCACCAGGGCCGTCCGGGCGGCGGTCAGGAGTTCCTCGTCCGTCACCTTCGGGCCCTGCTCACCGCGCTCCCCCAGATCGCCCTTGGGGCCGGTGTCGCCCTCGTCGCCTTTCGCGCCGACGCACTTGTCGTCCACGCAGTACGCGGCAAGAGTGGCCGTGACGATCGGCTGCAACTGGGCAGCGGTCGGGGTCGATCCGTCCTTCGGTTTCGGGACCAGGGCCGCGGCAATGCGCGCGATCTGGGAGATCTCCGCCTGCGTGATGGTCACCTTTTGGCGGGAGATCTGATCCGCCACGATCACCCGCACGGCGGCAGCCTCGGCATCGGTGAACTCGTCCACCTGCACTGGAGGGCTGGATGCTGCAGCTGCCGGGACTGCGACGGGCGTCTTGCCGAGTGCGATGAGTCTGGCGTTGGCCTCCGCGAGCGCCTTCTCGTTGGCCTTGACCTTCCCCTCGACCTCGGCAACTTTCGTCAGCGCCTGGTTCGCGGTGATGCTCGACGTGTCCGCCGACTCCTGCAGGGCAGGGTTCTGGATCATCAGCCAGGCGACAGTGCCTGTGAGTACCACGAGCGCGGCGCCCCCGTAGCCGCGCATCTTCACTCTCGGGTTCATTTGGGACCGAGCTCCTCAGGGATAGGGACGCCGTTCTCACGTAGGAGCTTCCTTAACTGGAAGTTTTTTCCCCGTTCGTCCAGCAGGTCGGTCTCGTGCTGGACGCGTAGTGCTTCGATGGTTCCTTCGAGGGACCGGACCCGTTCGGCGAGAGCATCGAGCTTCGAGGTCGTGTTGATGCCGTGGGTCTTCTCGCGTTCCTCGGCCTCGATGCGGCGCTTGCGTTCGCCCTCGACGTCGATCTGCCGGGACTCCTTGTACGCCCGTACCGCCAGTAGCGCGAGGCCGCCGAAGGTCGCCAGCGAGATGCCGGGGGCGACGAGGGTGGAGTCGGTGAGTTCCATCACCAGGTGCGCGATCACTGTTCGTCCCCTCTTCGGGGGACCGGACCGCGGGCCCAGCACAGGATGCCGTGCGCAACGGTGATCACCAGCGACATCGTCACCGCGCGCCAGATCGAGCCGGTGTCGTTCGCCGCCGGGGTCTGGGAGAACTGCCACACGGCCTGCGCGGTGGCGGCGGTGAACCCGACGTACAGGACAGCGCAGGCGAAGTGTCCCAGCCATACCGCCGCGTGCCGTTTGAACAGCAGACCGAGGGCGAGTGTCCCGCCGGCCGTGAGGAACAGGATCCCCCAGGTGTGGAGGGTGGCGATCTGCTCGACCATCTTCAGTGACTGCGGCGTCTGTCCGGGAGACTTGAGGTAGTCGAAGCCCGTGACGGCTGCGTTGAGCGCCAGGATCCACGACAGGGTGCGGGCCAGTTGCCATGGGATGTCGGTGGCGGCGAGGCGTGCGGCGAACTGTTTGAGGCTCACGTCGTGTCCACATCCCCAGGTGGATCAGGCAGCCGATGGGTGGCGTACACCACCACGGCCGCGTTGGTCGCTCCTTCTACTGCCGCCTTCCACTTCTCCAGGGCCTCGAGGCGGGTGATGATCTCGTCGAGCACGCCGGGTGGCAGGTCGGACTTCTTTCCCATCAGGCCTTCCCCCAGAAGGTCAGTGTGAGGATCAGCGTCTGCGGGTCCGCTTGTTGATCAGGTTCGCGAGTTGGCGTTGCTCGGTCTGGGCGAACATGTCGAGCTCCAGAGTCGCCTGCCCTTCGCCGTTGGCTTCGACTCCGACGATCCGGAACACCGTCACCCCGTCGCGGGTGTCGTCGTCCAACTGGCGTGACGCCTCGATGCCACGGACACGGATCAGGTTGCCGGGCTTGATCTCCCACGGTGCCACCCATCGGGCGCCGGTGATGTCGCGGAGTGGCCGGGCCACAGTCAGGGTGCCGCCGCTACTGGGTGCGCGGTGCTCGATCAGGAAGTTGTTCGCGGCCAGGGTGGCGTTGGCGGAGGTGCCGGCCTCGTCGCCGAGGTCGATGAACCCCTCACGCACGATGCCTTCGTCGTCGAGCATCGGGATGGCCTGGGTCATGGTGGTCCACTTGATCCGGCCGCGAGCGTCCCGCCAGCGAACCTTGACCTTGTTGAAGATCTCAAAGGTGGGGGCGGGTGAGTCGAAGCCGTCCTCGACGGTCGCCTCATACCTCACCTCGGTGGGCCACGTGGACCACTCGAACCGGTTCTTGCCGGCGGCATTGGATTCCCACGCCGCCCAGTAGGTGGAGGGCTCGAGCGCCATCATGTCGTTGAGCACCTGGTTCGGGGTGACCGGGTCGTCGTAGGCCAGCTGGTCGATGTCGACCGTGTTCCCGGTCAGGGTCGCGTTCGCGCCGTCGTACTGCGGAAGCATCCTGGCGAGGAGATCCTCCACCACCCAGGAAGCGCGGACGTAGATGGTGGTGCTGCCCATCCCTGCCCCACCTGACGCCAGGACGCCCGCCTTGTTGAAGCGGCGGCCGATGATGCGGATGTTCGCGAACGTTCCCCAGGTCGTGTCCCCGACCGTGGGAACGGCGGCACCGCCGGCGATCTTCACGATCCTCACTGCGGCGATGTCCATGTTGGCGGCGAAGTCGGTGATCACGTACCCGAAGTACGTACCACCTGCCACGTTCCATGCGGCGGAGAACGGGATCGTCGCGTACGTCGGGTACCCGCCGACCACGAGCTCAGAGACCCACTGCGCGGTGGTGGCGCCCACGTCCCAGGAGAACCCGATAGCACCGATGTGCATGCCGGTGTCGGCGAACCCCTCGTACAGCGCGGCGATGGTTGTCCCCGGCCCGGCCTGCGGTACGCCCGGTCCCGCCTGCACGATGACCGCGTCGAAGGCTGTCGTGTGCGGGTGGTTAGCTACGGACACGCTCGCGGAAGCGGGCATCGCCGCAGCCTCCAGCGAGGACCGCACCCACCGGTCGAGGCGGGTATCGATGTAGATCAGCGGGGACACCTGGTCGAGGGTGTGCGCCGAGGGCCCCACTGCGGTGAGGGCCCACACCTCTCCGCTGTCACCGGAGGACCGGCCCGGCATGGCGAGGCGGCCTTCCCACAGGGTGCTGCCGGAGCGCCCGTCGTAGACGTAGACCCGGGTGAACGCGGCCAGCATCGGGTCGCTGACGTCGAGCGGGGACTGCAGCGTGAACGTCGCCGAGGCGTACCCGCCGGGGACGACGGAGCGGAACGACAGGCCGGACAGTTTGCTGGTGACGTGAGCGTCGACCCGGGAGTTCGACAGCCGCACGGTGACCGGGATCATGTGCCCCTCCTTGCGCTTGGCGGCACTGACCTGTGGTGTACTACCCGGACCTGTCGGGTCACCCCAATGACTCGGCAGGTAGAAGCCCCGCAGCTATGACAAACGGCCGCGGGGCTTCGCTCACCCGGTAAGAGATCTCACGAGCAAATAGCGCGGCCAATACCTGATGGTCATCGTGATGCTGGTGGTGATCGCGTTCGCCACGCCCGGGAACTCGGAGGACTCCACGATCACGAGCCGGTTGTTTCCCGGCATCACCCGGGGAAGGCGGCCGGTGATGGCGACAGGGAAGCCGCCGCTGATGCGACCCGGGGTCGCGCCGGACAGCGCCGTCGCGGTGTAGAAGCTGTCGCTGACCGCGTCGACTACGGAGAGGTGGGTGGCTGACGTGACGTTGCTCTTGTAGGTCCAGGTGCCGAAGCACTCGTCAGCGGGGACGAAGGCGACGTAGTCGATGTCCAGGCTGCCCGACCCGGACAGCCGGGCCGCACGGACCAGGAGCGGACCCGTGATGCCGGGCTGGTCCTCGATGCGGTACTCGGAGACGGCGTGCCCACCGGTGGTCGGCACGCCGAAGGTCGAGTCGACCGTGCCGAGATCAACGAGTTGCGCCGCGGTCTGCGACTTGATCGTCACCACGGCCGTGGACGCGTTGTCGATGAACAAGTCCATCTGCATGACATCGCCGGCGACCGTCTGCGCGACCCGCGCGAACACCCGGTACACGCCCCAGTTCTCCGCGCCTGCAGGCACGGTCGCGCTGGGGAACTTGCCGCTGATCCGGGTGGTCAGTACCTGCTGGGTGGTGAAGGTGCAGCGGGATTTGTTCCCACCGGAGAATGCGGCATCGACGACAGCGGACGTGTCGGTGTTCTGATTCATCGACTCGGCCTGCAGGAACCGGTTCGGGTACGGGCTCGGTCCCGAACGGACCCCGATGGAGAACCCGTTCCGCGCCAGCCCGCCACCGCCGTCGGCGTACTCGATCATCAGCGGGGTTTCCACATCACCCTTGATGCCGGTCAGATCAGCGAACAACCCGTTCGACCCGGCGGCGGGGTTGTTGTTCACGGTGACCGGGCCGATGTCCTCCCGCAGCCCCAGGGCGAACGGTTCCGCCAGGACCTGGACCCTGACCTGCTTGAGGCCGATGTCCCACCGGACGCTCTCCGGTGGAGTGCGGAACGTCCGGAAGAACACCGTGTTCGTCGTACCGCCCGGGGTGTACTGCAGCAGGTTCGTCGGCCGGTCGAGTTCCCGCTGCAACAACTGCAGCTGGGTGGCCGCGTTGTCGCCCGCGTGGAACAGGTGCAGCACCAGGTTCAGTACCCGGTTCCCGTACGCCGACGCACCGACATAGTCACCGTCGCGCATCATCGACGACGTGACGGACCGCTTCATCTCCGGGGTCCCGAAGGATGTCTCGTTCGACATGCCCCACACCGACAGGTCGTTCAGGTTCAACCTGACCGTGGGGGATGCCTGGATGGAGTCGACGAACCTCAGGACGGCCATGTGCTCACCCGTTCGTCATCTGCAGTGTGTACGCCCCGCCGGATCCACCGACGAGCCGGAACTTGGCCTCGTTCATCGCGTCCTTGAACGCCTTCTTGTTCGCCGTCGCCAGATCAGCGATGGTGCCCCGGCTCAGGGTGGTGTCCCTGCCCAGTGCGGCTTCCTGCGCCTCGGTGCGGACCGTCTCCGTCTTGCCGGACAGGTTCGCCCCGAGAGTCCCGGACCTCCACTTGCCGCCGGTGTCGAACGTGTCGATGCCGAGCTCCTTCAGCAGACCCTTGCGGTTCTTGAGGGAGTCGTACGGCGCGTCACCCTCGACGGCACCACCTCGGGCGTAGCCCTTCAGGTGCCAGATGTTCCCGCCGAACAGGCGGTCCTTCGCGCCGCGCGCACGCCCACCGGTGACCACACCGGCACCACCCCTGGACTCGACGTTCACCCCGTTCAGGGTCCCGGCCATGTGGCCCGGGTTACCTCTGCGGGAGCCGATCGAGAACGCACCCATACCGCGGGCGAACATCGACGTCGGGAAGTTCCCGGTGGCGAACAGCCTGCTGTAGGTCTTGCGGCCCAGGATCACGTTCGTGATCGCGGACATGAACCCGGAGCAGTCGTACGCAGACGGGCCGACAGCACCCCACCCGTAGGGCTTGCCAACCTGCCTCTTCGCGAAGGTCAATGCACCGGCGAGGCCAGGGTTCACCTGACCCTTCGCGAGTTGCAGGCCGATGATGCGGGCGATCGAGGAACCGGCCCAGCCCACACCGAATTGCGCCTGCTCCTTCAGTTGCGTCAGCCGCTCATTGGACGGGACGCGCGGGTTCAGTTTCACCCCGCCACCCTTGGCGTAGCCCTTCGCCCACTCGGAGCGCATCTGCTCGACCGCTCCATGCCCGCCGGCGCCGCGAACTTCCTTCGCGGTCAGGACGTGCTCGTTGTTCGACAGCAGGGCGGGGATGGAGTCCGAGGTCGAAGTACCGCGGCCGAACACGCCACCACCGGCGGCGAACTTCATCTTCTTCGTGGCTTGCCCCAGTGCCTGCGTGTAGGACAGCCCGATCTTGACGTCGACCGGTTCATCGTTGATCCCGTCGAGCTTGGCGTTCACCGAGTCGCGGAACTTCCCGAACGCCTCGGATGCGCCCTTCAGTTTGTCGCCCAGGCCGGGGACCCAGCCGAACGCCGTCGCTGCGGTATCCAGAATGGTCTGCGCGAAGCCGAGGAACTTGTCGACCACGAACTTGAGCGCGATCCGTGCGGCGGACTTGATCGAGTCCCAGTTCCTCGCGATCACCACGACCGCGAGGCCGAACGGGCCGGTGAGAACCGCCAGCAGCAGGGGCCAGTTCGTCTTCACCCAGTTGATCGCGCCGAGAACCGCTCCGGTGACCGCCTTGAACGCGCCGACCGCGATGTCGCGGACCTTGGTGAAGACGGCGTTCACGACATCGCGGAACGTCTCCGAGTTCTTGTAGGCGTAGACCAGACCGGCCGCCAGCCCGACGAGGGCGAGCACGATGATGCCGATCGGGTTCAGGCTCA